CCCGTAGGCGTCATCTCTGTCGCTAACTGATTAATTTTTTTTGATTCCATTAATAAGTATAATTTGTAGGCACCTGGCACCTGTTGTTTATAAATGGTAAATTCAAAGTAATATCACACTTGACACCTGCTAAAAAATCAGGATCAGATTCCGTAAAATATGTAATTGGAATGTTATCCCCGCAAGTCCAAGTAACTATCCCATAATCTAAAGGATATCTTAATTGAGCAATAAAATCTTGTGCTACCAATGTTTGATCTGATAAAACTTCCGTTTCGTTTGTTTCCTCTGATAGCATCCTATCCATAAAGTAAAAACTAAAATTATAATCTATTTCCTTAGCACCTATTGTAGCACCCGTTAACGTAAAAAACATAGCAGGATAAGTAACCTCGCCATTGCTTAAACGTTCCCAGACATCGCCAAAATAAACAAAATTAATCTGTTCGTGGTCGTTTCCTATCTTTGTCAGTTCTTTGACTATTTGGTTTAATGTCATTCTTTTTTGCTTTTTCCAAATAAACTTTTAGCTTATTTTGGTTTTTTATAGTTACTTGTTTACTCATATTAGCAGCATCCAATATTACCCTGATACCTTTCCTCGAATGTTTTTTTATTTTTCCCGTCGTAATCATCATTGCAGCAAGCATCCCCTAAATACATTGAAACCGTGTAACCTTCATTATCAGGCTTGATTGAATCAATGCCGCTACCAAAGTTTAAGTAGTTAGGATATAAAGCATTGTTTTGTTTTAGGTATTTAATTAACCTTTGCTTGTAAAATTCTGCTCTTGCCTTGTATCTATTTGCCACGTCAATCATATCTTGCATTGAAGGACTTTCTTGATTCTCGCCCGTCTTTCTTAAAAGCCCTTTGTTGTAAAACTGAAAAGACAATCCCTGTGGTAATTCAGACATTACAAAATAGATTAATGTATCTACTATGTAATCATCTAATAAAGTCGTTTGTAAATTTGTGTATGTATTGGTATCAACCGCCGTTTGTAATTCATTGTAAAGTGCTGATCCTAAAGCAGGCAAAATATACATATCTTGCGCCGTCTTGATTTCAGGCAATACTAATTTTTCATCTACGTTTGCGTGTAATCCTGTTCTGTCCTTAATTGACTGAACTGATATAAATAAAGTATTCTTGCTCATTATTTTTTTCTTGTTACTATGTTTGAAACCCATTGATGTCTGCACTCTGGGCTATGTTTGCCACTTGATTCTGTGTACCAACCGCCTTTACGATCCCAAACCGAATAACCTAACCTTGCACTCATTAACTCTATTTCGCTACGGCTATATAGCTTTTTTGCTTCTAATAAAGCCACACAAAAAGGACGGCTTGTATCTATGTCTGATTTACTAAATCCAGATCTCCATTCATAGGAATATCTAATAAGCAACTCCGTTGTCTGTGGCTTAATTTTTTCTAAAATATTCTTTAAAGGCTCTGTCAAAGTATGCTCCGTGATCACATTTTCATCAATCCCTGTTCCTATTGTGTATTGTTTTGGTTGGATATGCCCGTCATCAATCAATTTTTTAATCACTTGATTGATAGTATCCACGTTTTGATCTAAGGTAGTCGCCAAAACTTCTGGCGTTATTCTTTTATCCTTAGCCATTAAATCAAGCACATTCGCTTGTAATTGGTTTACCTCTGCAAATAACTGATATTCAGAATCGTCATTAAAGCGCGTTCTTGACTTCCAAATATTGTATGAAGCCTTATCCTCGCCAAACTCAAAAAATACGCTAAAATCGTCCTTAAATTGCGCAGATTGGACAACTGTAACCGCTTCCTCTGGTGCTTGATATTTACTCATATCAATACCCGCCTTTTCAAGCAACCATTCTTTTGGTGCAATCTCTTTTAAAAGATTTTCTGTAAACTCAAATCCAATCGGCTCTGTTGGAATAATATGTAATTCTGCGTCCTCAATGCCTCTGTACTTAAATAGCATATTAAATACACCTTCAAGGTGCATTTGCTTACTATTAACGTAAGTATTTTTAAAAATCTCATATCCGTCGCGCATTTCCGAACGGCTACCTAATTTACCCGCTTCTGCAATACCAAAGATTGAAGGCGTTGTAATTTGATGTCCGCAGAAAATATTAGTTTGAATTAGCATATCCACACGCCCAAAATCTTCTTTTGTAATATCAGAAGTTCCCAGATCATCAACGATAGGCTTTCTTGCACTATCATTTACGAAAGCTAAAATAAACTTCTTGCCATCTGATCCGCTAAATCTATTTGTAAAGCGTTTTTCAATATTGCGCTTTTCATCATCCGAAGGATCGCCATTAGGTAAAGTAATAAGTTTACTTGCAGAAAACCCTGTCTGTGCATTAGCTAAAACGTGCTTAGATATTTCAATATCTGATTCTATGTAATTAAGCGCACCAAAGTAACCTGGCAAAGAATAATAACCCATATTTGGGCGGTATTCTTTAATATAAAGGATTTGCTTGCCGTATGGATTAGCAGGATTAAAAGCAGGGTAAACCTCCGCCTTTTCTGCCCTATCCCCCCAATCTTCCTTATACCAAAATTGTGTATTGTCTTTATTGGTACGAATCTTAGTGTAATCACAATGCCATATTTCAACCAATTGACCTGTAACTGACCAAATAATCTCTAAATAATAACCTCCAAATAATTCAGCATCTAAAGACACCTTTCTTGTTAAATCTTCAAGGCTTTCCATTCTATTAACTTTCTTAATAAAAGGATCTGCCTCTGGACTTCCTGACCAACCATTTGCAGTAATATAATGCACCTTGCTTTTTATGATAGCATTATGCTTGGCTGACTTATTAAAAAGTTCAACTAAGTAGTTTGGGTAATCGTTGCGATCGCCATACTGAATATATCCTTCGCCTTTCTTTTCTTTAAATTCAGGCTGCTTGGCTTCCGCAAATGTTAGTACTCTTAAATCCATTATTGTCTTATTTTATAAGTGTCCGTTGTAGTATATTCCGTGAAATTGAAAGGCGTTCCGACTAACTCCATAATCCCTGATTCTAATAAATTTAAACCCGCAGGATTAAGGTTAGATGTACTTGTCTGTTCGTATATATCGTAATCATATTGACCATTTAAAGCAGTACTAAAATTAGTATTTGTAACGATACTAAATTCATTGTATCTGTCCTTATATTGGCTTATGTCTGTGTTATTTAACCTAACAAATTTAACCTCTGTATTTGCGCTTCTATTAGTAAATACAAACAAATAGTTTGGATTAGTCAATAATTGCTTTTCAGTTAAAGTCAAAATTATGTTTTGGGTTGATCCTTTTGTTAACCTAATCATATAAACTATATAGCTAAAAAGCTAATTTATTGCATATACTACAATAAAAAACCGCCGAACCAATGAAGGAACGGCGGCAAACCTATAAACCTATGAAAAAACTTATGCGCCTGCGGTTGTCAATACAGAATAAACTGCTTGTGCAACGCTTGGTGCTAATGCGGCTTCTGCACCTGTAAAGGTTAAAGTGAATCCACTTCTGTCGCCTTGTGCAGTACCCGTTCCCGCAGTACCGGCAGTTAAATCTAATCCTCTTGTTTTACCAAGATACCAATAATTGCCATTTGAATCTTTTACTACTGCAATCAAAGTATTTTGAGCAAGCAATAAAATTTCGTTTCTTGTAGCGGTTTGTAATTTATTTAATACAACCATTAATTCCTGTGCATAAAATACAGTTCCATTCTGTACGTTAGTAGTGATTGTTTGATTCATCATTGATGTATCTTTCACTTGCTCGTATTTGTAGAATCTTTTACCTGTTGCCTTTGTTAATGTTGTAATCACTCCGCTTGCTTCGGTTGTTGCAGTTACGTTGGCTGCTTCTATGAAATACACTTCCGTAACACCGCCTAAGCTATCTCGGCAGTCTAAAGTATATCCAGATGTTAATGCGCACGGCATAATATATAATTTAAAATTTTATTAAAAATGGGGGGCGATTAAACCCCCCAATAATTATGCTAAGATAAACTTAACGATCTCATCTGGGAACGCTACGTTTACACCCATTTTGAATTCACTTACAAAACGAACTTGATCAGCTTCTTTTGCGTAGAAAATTTCAAACTTCTCTTCCTCGTTCAATAAATCTGTTCCTAAGAACAAGTTAGATAAACGCATTGCGTAAACCTTGTTAGTTCCGTTCAAACCTGCAAGTGCTACAACTTTGATCATAGTACCTGGTAATACGAACTCGCTATCAGCTTTTACATCAATTGAATAATGGAACTGATTTGCGTTCTTTAATGCAATAGTGTAAGTTCTAAATACGTCTTGACCACAGAAGATAGTCATATCATCAGCAGCTACAACTTGTGCAGGGATTGCTTGATATACACCATCAAAAATGCTGATTACATTACCAGCAGTAATTGTGCTTAAAGGCGCACCACTGATAAAAGTAGAAGCGTTAGCAGCTACAACACCTGTTGCAGCACCAATTAACTTAACAAGCCCGTCAAATTTAGATAGATTCGCATTGCCAGACGTTGTATCGCCCTGCCATAACGCAGTTTCTAATTGAGCAGCGATTGTTTTTGCTTTCTTCTCAGCAAATTCTTGCTCAAAAGGAATTGAATCATACATTGATCCTGTTGGTAATGCTTTTTGTAAGTACTTAGATTCCAAGTCTTTAGGACATAAAGATTCGTTTACTTTAATTTTTCCAACTGTTACTGTTCTTTGAGTAAAAGTTGTAGAACCAGATGCGTTAAATCCGCAAGATCCACCTGCTTGGAAGATCGCGTCTGTGTCCATAATGTTAATCGTTTCAGCAGACTTTACGCCCACCATAACGTTACCTGCGCTTTTAATTAAAGCTGCGGTTTTTGCTCCTAATACAGAATCAGTTACCAATAAGGCTTCGTTTTGCTCTGTATAAGCTGCTAATGCGTCTACGTTAAATGCCATTGTTATTAATTTTTATTTGTTTAAAATTGCGTTTCTATATTTTTCTAATCTTTGTTCTTTAATGCCCTTTGTATTTACAAACTCATTAAAGCTATTTGGTTTTTTAATAGGATCTTCGCTTGGCGTATTTGAAAGTGCTTCGATTAATTCAGCTACTTGTGCAAATCCTTGCTTAACCTTATCTTCTAAATCCAAAACTTTTGCGTCAGATACATTCTTAGCTTCAATTAATTCAGCAATCTTTGCTTCAAATTGTTCAGCCATTTCTTGAATCTTTTTATCTTTGTAATCTGCTCCCGCTTCAACTTCTGTATCAACTTCTGGACTTGCTTCTACTACTTTAGTTTCAATAGCGGTAATTTTTCCGTTCTCGTCTAAAGTAATTTCTGATCCGTCCATTAATTCGTGATCCCCTGCCGGTGCAGGTTGCCCTTCAATAGTTACTAAACCGCCAATCTCTAAAGCTGAAATCTCAACCTTAGTTCCGTCCATTAATGAATATTCTGCCATTTCAACCTTAGTTTCCTCAACTTTAGGGTTATTAGCTTCATCTTCTTTAACAGGCGCAGCATTGTCCTCAAACAAAGCCTTAATTTTTAAAATTGCTTCCTGTGCGTTCATACTTTTTTTATTATATAGTTAAAAAATAAATAGTTTATCACTTAACTTGTGATAATATTTTTTTGATTGCATCAACCATAGACGCAACCTTGTTTACTTCCTTCGGTTTGTAGGTAAATAACCCCTCTACGCTGAATCCCATTATATCCCCGTTTTTAACCTTAGCCCAAGCCTCGTCATTATCCACGATCATAGATCCAAACCAACTGCCAACAGGCGCATCTTCAAAGCCTTTCATTGGCATAATACCACGCGAAGGATCTGATATAAAACTTTCAAATAAAGTAACGCCCTCAAATTGTTGGTTAGAATCGTGCATTAAATTTACATTGCTCTGGAATCCTTTTTTAAAAAACTTCTGAACAATTTTAAGAATAGTGTCTGAACTAAAAGCCACATAGTAATCGCCATAAGTAGCATCAGACCTAAAAATAGGCGTATCAGCCAACATAATAGCACCCGAAATAATACGGCGATCTTCATTTGTTACCTCAAATTTTTGGGTTTTATTAAAAGCGTTCCAATTCTTTTGTATTGCAGGACGATCAACTAATGCAATGAAATCAACTTGTGAATCATCTTCTATGCTATCCGTAATGTCCAACATATAAATAGGTATCTCTGTATTCATATCTTTAAATAGTTTATTTGTGAATATTTATCGTTTAACTAAATCTTGCCCTTTGTCTTATGGCTGCCATTCTTTGCTGATTGCCTGTTATATCTGTTTCAATAACGTATGCCCTGACTGCTTGATTGCCTAAATCATTTATTGATTCTCTGCTTATATTTGTAGTTTGAGCAACAGGTAATTGTGGAATCATTGGGGCTTGGGTTGATATTGCAGGAACTGAACTTGTACCTGTGCCACCATTTCCCGCTTGATTAATTTGTTGAATACCATTTACAGAAGCAGCAATAACAGAAGCAATAGACAACGCGCCACCAATTCTTGAAGGAATAAAAGCAGGGTTAGGAATGCCTGGCGGTAAAATAGCGGGAACGGTGTTCATCTGTGTAATAATCTTAGCAATAGCTGCACCTTTCTCAATTAATAAACCCGCGATTGCAACTGACTTATTTTTCCCTGCTATCTGTCCTAATAAATTACCTGCTTGTTCTGCAAATCCAAGATATTGTAATTCCATTGCAGTTTTTGCTTCTTGTTCAGCTTTTTTACTTGCAGTAATATCCTTATCAATATCCTGCTCTTGCTTTGCATATTTAGCAATAATCTCTAATCTTTCCTTTTCTGAAAGTTCTAAATTTGATAATTCTATTGCTTTTTGTTCTGCAATATATGCTTCCTTATTAGCTAATCTTTGTTGATCTGCTTCAAAATCAATATCTAATAAATCATTTTCGTAATCTATATCTGTTATTAGGTTTTGTATATTTTGAAAATCTAATGCTCTTTTTTTCTCTGCCCTTTCCTCATCAAGCTGCATTAATCGTTGTTGAAGTTCCGTATCAAATTGTTCGTAAGCCCTTGCGTCTGCTTGTGCTTTTTCAATCCTTGCTTTTTCCTCTGCTTCCCTTTTATCTGATGCATCTTTTCTTTCTTTAGCAGCCGTTTCATTTGCTTTCTTAATTCTATTGGCTTCGTTTAAATCTAATACTTGCAATTCCGTATTTAAGTCAGCCCTTTTTTGTCTTTCCTCGTCCGTTGTATCTTTTACTAATTTTATTTGATTTAAAATCCTTTCTCTTTTTTTCTTATATATTTCATCCTCTTTACCACCTTGTGCTTCTAAAATCTTAATTTGATTGTCTATTGCCTTATTTGAAGTTTCTATACTTAATTTGAAATTATCTTGCACCCTTGCTGCTTCGCTTGTAATACCAACAAAATCAGTTATTCCCTGAACGATATTTTTAATTTGATTGCCAAATTCAATTAAGCCTGGAAATAAATTAGTTAAAGTTTCTTTTACTTTCTCAAAGTTTGCTATTAGTAAACCCAATCCAACGGCTAATGCACCAACCCCTGTTGCTATTATTGCGCCTCTTAATGTACTAAATGCGCTTACAACTTGCGTTCTAATAACGGCACCTAATTGCTTAAAGCTATCAATGCTTTCCCCTACTGCTTGTAAGCCTTGAGATAAAGCCATAGCACTTTGAACTTTTACTAAAGTTTTTTGCAAGTCCTCACTTTCAGATCCAAATAATGCCATAGCACCTTGAACGGCTGCAAATCCACCCGCAACGCCAGATAAGGATGCCGTTAATGCTTTAAACTTTGCATCTGGATTAAAGGCTTCTGTTAATGCTCTTGCATCCCCAATCCTATCCCTTAATTCTGCTGCCCTTTTTGCTGCCTCAATAGCTTCCTTAGATGTCGCACCGAACTTGTCTGATAATTTAACTACATCCGCCTGCGCTTCTCTTAATTGTGATTTAAGTGATCCGATGGATTTACCTGCCTGATCCGTATTGACATTTATGTTTAAATCTAAATTCTGTGCCATTATAAAAAATATTTTGTTTCAATAACCTTTAATAAACTAATTTTCGTTGTCTTATATTCCATTGGGTTAAACCCGTCTACTTTATTGAGTCTAAATAATACCCCGTCAATCCAATAAAACTTACTAAAGTCTAAGTTCATAATATCAAGCGTATCCAATAAAGCCGAACAAGATAATAACTTTGAATCCTTGCTTGTTATTTCCGCTATATATTCACTATGATAGGCGTTAAATACATTAGTCGTAGGATAAGTTGTAGCATTAAATTGAATCTCAAAAGGTACGCCAAAGTTAATATCGTTTGTAGGCGCATAAGGATCGTTTAAATGCCCGCCATATCCATAGGTAGTAAGGGTATCAAGTACTGATAAATTATTTAATATATTATAACTCGTTCTACCTGTGATCTTTTTAGCTTGCATAATCCTGATAACACTATCCATTGAATTTTCTTTTGTGTTATTATCAGATACCTTATAAATAGCAGGGTAAATTTTATCTGTTCCTGTCTTTTGGTATAAAACACTCGGCGCAAAGATTACATCAAGCGTGTCTGTTTCTTTGCTAAAATCAAATTCAGTATCATAAATTCTATCCCCGTAGCTTTCATTGTATTTTTTTTGATAATTCTCATTGTAAAAATCATTATCCTCTTTAAACTTGTAATGAAAATATCTTGCGTTTAATTCACTCATTGGCTTGATACTCAAAGGCTTCGCCCTGTCTATTTTATTTGACCAATCTAAAGCCGTTGCACTTGTTTCTGGATAAAAATTAATATATGGTTTTATCATTATCTTTTTTTCATCCCAAGTATCTTCATACACATATAAATTAAACATCTTTGTAATGCTTAAAAAAAAGTCTCTTTGAAATATACCTTTAGGGATTGTATCATTAATAACTAATGCATCCCCATAAGCTACATCAACAGGCACAGAAGATTCAGAAAAAAAAGATACTTCGCCCTCTGTTATCGTAACAGGTGGATCATCTCTATTAGGTGCGGTATTGGTAAATCTAAAACTAATTGCATCATTTGTATTTATTAATAATTCAAATTCCCCACCTAATCCAACTCCGTCAGCAAAACTTGATTCATAAACGCTTACGCCATTTTTTAAAATATAAAAAACACCGCTTGTTGATTCCCCTGAAAATGAATATAACATCTTTAGGGTTATAGAAGCTGCGCCTGTATAAGTAAATACGCTATTAGATGAACTTGCAACTAATCCTGATCCTGTTACCGTTGTAAATCTATAAAGGCTTGATCCTGTAATCACAAAGTCAGTCGTTCTTGTAGCTACGGGAAAGTCGCTTGTGGTCTTTGTTAAACTCTTTTGATTGTGCGGTATTATAAGCCTATTAAATAGTTCCTGATCGCCAGATAACAAATCTAAAGTATATGTATAACTCGTTCCTTCAAATATCTTTTCTAAATACTCCGCAACATATAAAGCAGGGCGAAAGGCTTTTACTTGAAAATTTACTTTATCCGTGCTTACATTTCCGTAATCAATCAATGGATAAAAGTAACCTGATCCTGCAACGCTATCCCAACTTGCTTTAATATTAGTTATATTATAAACGTGATTGTATTCGCTAAAATCTAAATCTGTTAATCTCTTGTTTCCTAATGTAGTCATAAAACCGCCTAACTCCCCAATAACAGAGCATTGATATTCGATAGTTTTATTATCAATAACAATTTCTAATATCCTTAATGTTCCTTTAAATATTTGGATTTTATCAATAAATATTTTACAATTAGCTTGTTTTGAAGCGTTAAAATTGTAGTTAACATTCGGTAAATTGTCATCAGTATCATTCGCATTTGCTAAATCAAATATGAATCCAAATATTTTATTGTTTGTAGCCGTGCCCGTTATGGATATTGTTTTACTATAATTGGTGTTCTTACTACCAAAGTCAGTAATGTCATCAATAGTATAAGTAAACTCTGTACTAATATCCTCCATTAAATCAAGGCTAAAATCCTCTATATATATTTCCGTTCTAATCATTTATCTAAATTGACTATTTGTGTATTTACCTACTTCAATTCCTATTTCAAAATTAAATAGCTTATCGCTTACTTCTAATTTATATTCGTAGTTTGTTTCAGCTATTGTTACAGGGAAATAAGCACCTTGCACCTCCATATAACATATAGTGCTTGCTACTAATTGCGCAAGCCATTCGTAATCCTGTTGGCTAACCCAATCGCTTATTAGCTTATACTTATCTGTATGCTGAATAGAATAGTTTAAAGTTGTTTCATTGTACTTATTGTAAGCATCATTATTTCGCATCTGATTGCCTACTAACTGCCAATCATTACGCCTATATGAAGCCCTTTTAAACTCGCTTGATCTCTTATTGACCAATGCAAATTTCATAGTATCCCAACCGCCTAATCTATTAAGAAAGTGTAAATTGTATTGCTTAAACTTAGGATAGCACTTTTGAACGAATTTAAGTTTACGTGATTCTGCCACCCCTAATTTTAAATAAACATTATATCCGTAAGTATTCTCTGTAATTAATGTTCTACCTGCAAAGGTATTGATATGCCCTGCTTGTAGGTTAAATAAATTCATCTGTCCTGTTAGCGTTACGTTTCCACTTGCCGTATCAATAACCGCACCTGCTTCGTTTATTACATCAACGCAACCAATATAAGATCCTGCAGTTATTTTAAGATAGGTTGCAAAAAAATTATCGCCGTATTCTAAAACAATATTATCTGTATCCCTTTCTGTAAGCCAATCATCTGTAAAGTTCTCTATTAATAGATTATCATAATAGTCAGATAAAACCAAAGGCGTGTTATTATTTACAAATAGAATGTCAGCAAATAAAGGTGGGTAGTAATTGTAAGCACTTAAATTTCCAGATGCTAAATTATAGTTACTGATTGATCCTGATGCATTTAGATATTCCTCGCCTACCCTGTATTGATAATCAACCTTGATCTTATCGTTTGTAGCTACAAGGATTGAATTGCCAGAAGGCTCAAAGTAGTTTTGAACATAAGCCCTAACCACAGGGCTTGAATTGTAAATGCCATAGCTACCCTCTGCGCTTGGGGCGGGATATATCTTTGTTCTGCTAACCTGTGCGCCATCTATGAATATATCATAAATAAACTTAAAGGAAGTTTCGCCTACATTTGTAGAACTCGCTACAAACCAAAGGTCGTCGTGCATACTGCTATAAGTTGCAGGACTACTTTCTATTGTTATTGCCATCTTTTATTTCGTTTGCTATTTGTGTAATTTTTATTTCAACGTCAAATCCTAATGCTGCATTCATAATCTTTTGAAAAGCAGATCCAAATACGCTATCCCTCGCCTTATCAAAATACCTTGTAGATCTTAAACCTTTTCTATGTATTGACTTTGCTATTGCCGCCGCTATACTCTTTTTGCTATCAATCGCTTTTAGTTCTACTCCAAGTTTACTATATTTTTTTACTGCAATTGTTTTTAGTTTATTGTATTTAAGCCAACCTTCTACAACTGAAACAGGTATTGACTTTTTATTGTTTTTAAAAGCGTATGGCGTTTTGCCGTCTGCCTTTATGTTTTTAGTTCCCTTAACCCCTTGATTCACAAAATCCCAATATTTAGATGCAGGCTCATTCTTAGGGTAACCCATTGACAAAGTATAAGTAGTGCCAAATTTAGTAACCTGAAACCTAATATCAGCTATATTTCCAGATGCGATTGATTTGTTTGCGTTCAAATTATCAATAGCCTCTTGTTGAAATTCTGCGCCGTATTTTAGAAGGATTGCTTCAATTACAGGCATATCTGGATTGATAGTCCTTTCTTGCCCTAATGTGCTTAAAAAACCATCTGCTATCGCCTTTGCCTGTGCCTGACTAATACTCATAACATTAAATAGATAAACGGCTTAAATATACCGCACAAAAAACCCCCACCATATTGGCAGGGGTAAACCACAAATCTACAATTGTCTATGTAACTCCCTATCGTAATCCGCTTTTGCTTTTAGATAAGACAATGTATTTAAAGCCTCTATTGTTAATCTATCGTAAACTTCCTCAACTCTGATATTTTCGTGGTCGGCAATAAGTTTGGCTGAATAATGCCATCCAAAATATTGCATAAATCTGCTACCACTTGGTTGCATTGCTCCTTCGTCTGTCCTGTCATCATCATTTTGGTCACCAAATAATCCCTTGTAACTTCGATCCAATTTCTGTATACTTGATAAAAAAAAACCAACGAAAAATATACGTCTTGAAAATTAGCTTGTAAAATATCATCCGCATAATCTTCGTGCTTCGCTGCGTCGTACTTATCATCAACCCAGAATCCAAGCCAATTTCTTTTTTGTGGCATAACCATTGTAGCACCTAACTTATGCAGATTGCCGTATATATCCCCTACGAATGCTTTGCTTTCTACATACCTTCCGAATGGCATCCTTGTAACATCATAAATCAATCGGTATCTTTTGCCGTTTACCTTTATGATCTTTACAGGTTTACCTTCTGGTAAACTATTTAGAAAATCGCACTCTTTTAGCTTTGCCTTGTACTCCGCTTGGGTTAAGCTATCCACTTGATTTTCAGTCATATTATAAACAATGCCTATAAGTTTAAACGACTTTTCTATTTCGTCGTCTTGTTTATTTGCAAGTGTTTTTACAATATTCTGATATTGCCAAACGCTAATATTATTCCATTTCATAGCACGAAGTTACTAAAAGTTCTTGGATATCCTGGTCTGATTCTAAGATTTCATCAATCTTATTTAATACATCTGCGCAAGTAAATGGCTGCCCTGACTTGCATTGTTGATCCACCCAATCCCGAAGGTCAGTTAATTGTTTCATAGATAGTTTTATTTACACGATTTTAAAATTTCTAAACATAAATCTTCTGGAATTTTACTTCGTTAATAAGCACCTTTTAAACCTTGTGTTCCTGTTCTTGAGCCTCTTGGTGCTGCGATATGGCAGTCATCCCCATTCTTGCACATAGGTCTTGGAATCCATTTTTCGCTATTAGTCCAGATATCAGTTGGCTTCATCCTTGTATCGCCATATTGACAATATGTAATACTTTGTCTTTTGAAATTATCCATAAAATGCATTTTCCTTAATAAACCTCTGGGATTTTCAATAAAGAAATATTTAGGCTTAAAATAGTTAATTATTTCTATTGTTTTTTTGGCTAATTCAATACCAAGTTTAGCAGTATCTGTTTTAGGTATATAAGCATTTTTGCCTCCTGTCCAATGATGCCCTAAAGCTGCAACACTAAATCCCGTACAAGGCGGGGATGCCCAAATAATATCAGGTTGAAATGGAACTTTATTTATATCAAAATCTAAAATACTTGTAACATAATCAATCTTTTCAAAATTAATTAAATCACTTGAAAAAACTTCATAACCTAAAATTTCAGATGCTTTGCCTATTGAACGGCTCCCTGCAAACAATTCCAATACTTTCATAATATAAATTTTTTTAGTCCGTTTGCGCTTGTCATTATTGCCTCCGCCCTTTGTGTCAGGCTTTCAATCTGGTTTAGCAATTCCGCCTTATCCTTTGTGCAATAGTATCCGTTTGAAGTACCCATAACAGGAAGTATGCCTTCGGATCTAATAAAGTTAATTATCTTTCTTAATCTTGGCTCACTAAATAGCTTGATGCCATACCTGGCTTTATTTTCGTTTATTGCGTTTACAATATCCGCACCCTTAATAGGATTATCTTTTGTCTTGGTGCTTAATCCTTTAATGATTAAAGGCACAAGTTTCTTTTCGTCCTCTGTTAATTCCTTTGTGATTTCCTCAAAGTTAGTTATCATAGTATAGGTTTTAAGATACGTCTGCCAATGCTAAATTTACCATTTTTAATTGAATCCTTAACTCTTTATTTTCCTTTTCTTTTAATCCTAATTCCTTTTCAATCTTTGCAATCCTTTCTATAAGTAGCTCATTTTCCAGGCGTATCATATATTCTTGCCCCATTAAATAATTATTCTTAGTCATAAAATTGATTTAAAAAGCCGCCCAAAGTCCACAAATTACTATCATTGTTATTTTTTAATATTAAAAATCTTCAGGCGGCGTAAGTTTATAATTTGTTTATTTGTTCTTGTTCTAATAAGCTATCTGTTTCTCTATCTTGTTCTAATTCCTCTTGTGATGTTTCCTCCTCCTCGTCCTCATCTTCCCAATCGCAATGTTCTAAGCAATCAGGACAAATATCTATTTCGTCAAAGTTTGTATGTGCGCCGCAGCAAGTTGAATATGGCATAGTTATAAATTTTCAATTAAAGCCGTTAATAATAAAGCACCGCCCATTATATACCAAAACCATTTTTCGGTAAGGCTTTCCGCTTTGTATTGCTCGTTTCTTTTTTCTTGTAAGGTTTTTAATCTGTTCATATTAATTTATTTTTTTAATTAAAAAAATAAGAAGGTACTTCAAAAACTTCTTTTGAATCTTGCCACATAGCTTTGATATAAGATTCTCCGTTATAAAAGAAATTTCTTTTTAATATGGCAACCTTGCCTTCTAATGTTCCGAAAATTGTGCTTGTTTTTGAACAAGTAATTAATTGTAAATTTTTCATAGTTTTTTGGTTTTGTTATACAAATATACACCTTTTATACATATTTTATACATATTATTAATATTTATTTAAAAATATGATAAGCGGTAAATATCAAGGATAAGCGGTAATTAAGCAAAGGCGTATCGCCCTGATCCCCTTTTATAGTTAAAGTTCTGCCAGGCTAAAGCTAATGCCATAACACAATCGTCGTGGAATCCCGAAGGCGCAGAATACCTTACGCCATTAGCCGTAAACTGATATTCAAATACGTCCAATTCGTCTACGATTACCCCCGCAGGATAGCCTATCTTGTTTTGTTGGATTGCCTGCGCCAAGCCCTCCATTAGTTGTTGCTTTGATTGACTTGTAAACTTTAAGCCTTCTATGTTTACCCCTTCCCTAATCAAATCCTCAAGGATAGGATCGCCAACGCCCGTGCTATCTGCTAATATAGGCGCAATAGATAGCCTTTTAATGTTTGCTTTAGTATTATGCCAATCCATTTGAAAGCGGTCAAAATAAGCCACGTTACCCCCATTATCAAGCCCTATGATAACGGTAAAGTCAACAGACTTAGCAAGATCAATACCATAAGCCACAATTTGCTGCGCTGATATTGGTTTAATACATCTTTGAATAAAATTGTTACCGAAAGGGTTGGCACTGTTTTCGGAAGGGTTTGCAAGATATTCCTGCTCAAATACAACCTCTGGCAATTGCAATCGTGCCTCGTCTATTTCCCTTGTATTTATATATGGATTATCGTAGGTGCTAAATTTAAAACTTTGCCAATCATTTTCCCCCTGTTTCATAAACATTGAGTAAAAAAAGTTCTTGCCTCTGGGCGTGGATAGGAATACCGCCTTACCTTGATAATCGGTTAGCGTTGGGCGAATACTATTCTGCCATCCTGATTCTAAGTCAGGGATAAATGCAGCCTCATCTATGATTACTAAATGAAACTTGCGCCCTCTTAAATTGTCCAATCGTTCCCCTGTATAAAATTCAATTGATCCGTTATTAGGGCAATATATCTTTAAGTTGCTGATATTGTTTTTAAAAGGAAGTGCTGCCGTAAGCCTTTCAAAAAATGCCTTTGCCAATTTATACGTTGGCGTTATGTATGCAACTTGACCGCCTTTGATTGCTTCGCTGATTGCAAGTATCTGGGATAGTTCTGATTTGCCGAAACGACGTCCGCACATAACCACAATAAAACGGCTATCGCATTCTAATATCTTCTTTTGGTTTATATGCGGACTTGGTAATTCTATGCGCACTATAAAATAGTTTTGCCTTCAACAAATACAACCTCGATCCTGGTATCTTGCTGAATATCCATTTGTTCTTTAGGCTTGCCATATACTCTGGTTAGTAATGTATCTAAGGAATATAAGCTGCCCTTTTCTAAAGACTTACGCATAGCTGCTGCAATAGTCTTTTCTAATATCGTAGCCTTTGGATTATCCCAAACCTTTTTAAGTTCCTCCATATCCATTGACATCATCACTTGGATCGTATCGTTTATTTCGCTTAGCTTATAACCTTGCTCTTTTAGCAAGCTAACATATTTACGCGGACGTCCATTTGGGTTACCTGATTCACCTGGCTTAAATGGTATTAAATGTTCTTTGCTCATTCTGTTATTGTTCTGTTTTTATATATGCTTGTCCGTTTCTTTTTACTTCTAAAGTCGGATCAAGTTTTTGCATCCTATCTAAAATCACTTGGCAATATTTAGGATCAAGTTCCATACCAAAGCATTTGCGTTTAAGTTGATGTGAAGCTACCATTGTAGTTCCTGTTCCACAAAATTGATCTAAAATAATATCTTTTTCTTTTGTAAATTGTAATGCCCATTCTGGTAAATCTATTGGGAAAGTTGCAGCGTGAACGTGAGAAAATTCATTATTTCTATTTGGTTTACCTCTGTATATATTAGGAATTGTTCCTCTAAAATTTGCATTAGGTATTGCTCTTGAAGCTTTATCTTTTGAAGATATAAAGAACATATACTCCCAAGCAGATGTCATTACATTTTCAGCCATTGCAGGTGCTCCGTGTCCTTTATCCCATATTGCAACATCTATAAAATTATCTTTATATTTATTTAGGTATTCAATTAATGCTATTTTATTACCTGCTAAACTTTGTATATTACAAATTAAATAATCACTATACAATATTGCGTTATTTGTAAATCCTATCAATAAATTTAAATAATTGTCTTTTGTTTGATTATCATTGTATTCATTGTACTTGTTATCAGTTGTATGTGTATTACCACTTAAAGCCTCGCTTTTACCTGCATTGTAAGGTGGACTTGTAAATGACATATTTGCCTTTTGTCCGTTCATTAGCTTTGCAACTTGTTCGCTATCCATACTATCGCCACAAAGTAATCTGTGTTCGCCTATCTCAAATAAATCGCCTAATACTATGTCCGTTTCAATACCGCCATCTGGAACGGCAAAGTCATCTTCCTCTGCTTCTAATACATTTGATTCAAAGTTAGGTATATCTAAACCCCATTCAGTTAATTCTTTTGCATCCCAATTATTTGCAAGATCATCCCAATCCCATTCGCCATATCCTACGTTATCCTTTACAATAAATTCTTTTTGTTGCTGCTCGTTCCAATCAACTATTTCAACTGCGACCTCTGTATGCCCTGCTTCCTTAATTGCCTTTAGGCGCATATTCCCACCAAGTACAACCATATCCTTGTTAACTACAATAGGTCTTACATTTAACATATCAGGAAAATCTTGTATTGACTTTACTAATTTTTTAAACTTCTCATCTTTAATTAAACGGGGATTGTTAGGGTTTGCAATTACTTCCGTGATCTTGACTTTTTTTATCATAGGTTTTTGATTTATCTTCCCTGACCTCTATATGCTTTTGGTCTTTGGCTATGTTTGTTATAGGATTTCTTAGCGTGTCCGCATTTCCTTTTACCAAAATTAACCTTTTTTGAATCACTTTTAACCTTTGCCATCTATTTTTTTATTGTGTATGTCTTTTAAATAATCATAATGAGTTTTTGTATCCCCCATAACAATATGGCATTGCCTACATAATGCCTGTAAATTTTCAATCTTATCTGCCTTATTAGATCCCCCCATTCCCCGTGCGTCTATATGATGAATGTCTACCGCTTTAGATCCGCAAGCCTCACAAGGTATAAAGTCCTCTATTCCGTAACCGAAATAATCCAGATATATTTTTACGTGCTTTTTTATTTGTCTGCTTTTGGATGTCCTTTAGGCAATAAATCATAATCCGTAGTGTACTTTGAATTTTGCGGTCTGCCATTCTTTAACAAATATAGGAATGCGTTAACCCTTGCAAATGCCCATTGAGAAGCTGATCTAACCAATGGCGAACGGCTTGTATTATATGCGCCTAATCCTCTTTGAAATACTGACTTCAATGCTCCTAAATTTGCTTTGCCGTATTTGGTATTGCTTTCCTTATCGTTAAATTCCTTTGCCTTATCTTGTAATGTCTTTTCTTGTTCTGCCGTTACCTCTGCGCCTCTTTTACCGCTTGCATCCCCTTTAGCACTTCCTTCGCCTTTTGGATTAGGGTTTTTAGTATCTGACTTTGGTGCTTTTGGACTTGATCTTATACCACCCCTTTCGCCAACTTCTGCAAATTTTTGTTTATCTATTTCTGCAAGTTTTCTCTGCGCCCAACTAACCCCTTCGTCGCCTCCCCAAGCCAACCACATAAGCGCACCGCAATCGTTCTTAGGATCGCCCTTGCTATTTTCCCTATGCCTTTCAAAACTTGACATTCTTGCGATTGTTTCCCTTGATATGTTTTCGCCCTTAGCTATTTGATTAGCCCTTGTCCAACCTACTAAAGTTCCGCAACCTCTATCGTTTTCTTTTTTGATATTTAAAGCCCTGCGTGCGTTTGCTTTCGCCGCCTCTGGATAATCATTATAACTATCCACCATTGAAACCCTGATTGCAGCCCAAACGCTTTGAGCCTTTTCCTCTGTATCAAAGATGCAAGCACCTGATCCAATTCTATATTTCCCGTTTGAGCATTTAATTACAGGCATTTCCTATTAGTTTATTATAAATAGCAAACCTCTGTTTATTTACTTCGTATAAGTTAAAGTTCTTATTGCAATACTCATATAGATCATTTCCGTACTGCTTTCTTGCTGCCTGATCGTGGGTTAATAGCTTGATCCAATAATACCAATCCTTTTGACTATTAACGTGGCAGGCGGGATAAAATCCCTTATAAGGATGTACGTTGCTTACGATAGCAGGGTTTTTCTTTGATGCCGTTTCTAATACTTTTAAATTAGACTTCATTGAATTAAACTTAGAATCAACTAAAGGGATAAGGCTTATGTCTGAATCACAATAAGCCGCCATATATTCCGTTACAGGATTGTAGTTATATATCGTAGGCTTTAGCTTTAAGCCGTTTGTAAAAGCGCAGATCATATTATCCCAAATATGTTTTTCGCCTTCATTGTATCCTGCTATGATTGTTCTTACAGGGAAGTTTATACGTTTCATTGGGTTGCGTAGTATTTCCAAATCCTTGCCGTGTGTTCCTGATCCTGACCAAAACAATCTGACAAGATCCGAAGGCTTTTTTTCTAATACAAATTGTTCCTCGCCGTATGGAATGGCATTAGGCAATATTTGAACGTTTGTATTGTGCTTGTATATTTCCTCTGCTAACCTTTCGTGGGTGCAAGTACAAAGGTCTGCTATCAATAACCAACTTATAATCTGCTCTGGTATCTTTTTTAAAATATAATCCTGATAAAGTATATGTGAAGGTTCAAGATGCCAATAATCGTCATTATCAACTACCAATTTAAAGCCATACTTTTTGCGCCATTCAATCATCTGCTCTGGTTTAATGTTAGCAAGCATCCTATTCATAACCACAATATCAAACTTCCCCTCAAATGTTTCCTCGCTTAACGTATCCGTAATCAAGCAATAATCTTTTTTCATATTAACCAACGGCATCATAATTCTATGATAGCCCACCCCGCTTTGCTTACTTGTTATTGCTAAAATTCGCATCTAATTTTTTTTTCTGTATGGTATATAGGTTGATACTTTTCCCAAACCGCCTGCGCCTTTTGTAGGCTTGCATCCTTCATAGCCCTATACTCTGTGCCATTCCCCACATCGTGTCCAATATGTTCACTTCTTAGATCTGGAATATAGTAATTAGTAAAACCCGCAATGACAGCCCTTTCTGCATAATCCCTGTCCTGCATTCCGTATGGATCGTATTCAGTATTGTACCCGCCGATTGTGTCAATCAATTCCCTTGTTATAAAATTATTTCCAAATGGCACGTGAGTTTTATGAATACCGTCCTGTAATGGCGGCAAATCCTCTACGCAATGTATTCCAATAATACCTGTTTTTGGTACTTTTTGCGCAAACATAACCCAATTTTTAAGCCAATTAGTAGGTAGCAAAATATCATTTGCTAATAAGCATACGCCATCATATCCCCTTGTCATTTTAAGCCCTGCATTAACTCCCGCGCCTATTCCTCTTTTATATCCTACATTGCAATTTGTCCAATTAAATAAATCATAAGGAACTTGATTGCTACCATTATCTACTAAAAAACAATCGGCATCATATCCAGAATTAAAAAAATTCTGATCAATTACGCGCTTTGTTAAATCGTTTCTATTTAAGGTTAATAAAATTACAGCTACATTCATTTTAATATATATGTTTTGCTTTCTGGTTTATCAATAATTAAACTATATCCGTTTACTTGCATTATTTCATTTATCTTATTCCATCCTATTGTTAATTTGTGTGTACCAACATATCCATCCCAATCATTCCCTACGTCTGTTAATGGGGATTCAAAATGAATACATTTAACTCCTTTGCAATATTTAGCTAAATCTTCAAAATGGTCATTGCTTAGATGTTCAATAAAATGAGTAGCTATAATAAGATCTGCTTCTATTGTTCTTTTATCTTTAAACCAATCAAATTTTGTAGGCAAAATATAATTAACTTCTTTGCATTTAGTTGAACGAATTGCAGCTTCGCAAATTTCTATACCATACCAGGCTGATATATTAAAGTCTTGCATTGCTTGTTTGGCTAAATCGCCTTTCCAGATGCCGAACTCCAATACTATTGGTTTAGTGCATAGTAATAACGCTTCTTTTACATTATCATAGTTGTAATGATTCTGTTCTGGATAACGTGCTTCTAATTCATTATGATAAGCTATTTGCTCATCAGTTGTCATTGTGTCGTAGCGTTCACGCCACTTGTCAAATTCGTTCATTTTTTTATATTTGGTGAAAGATATTTTGCAGGCACGCCCGCGTATTTACTAAATGATTCTGATTCCCCTTTAAAAAAAGCACTTGCTCCAATCATACAACCTTCGTTAATTACACTAAACTGATGCAATACTGCATTTAATCCAATGTTTGAATATTCTTTTATAACCGAATGTCCGCCTATTTTAGCACCGCAGCTTATTGTAACATTATCCCAAATATGGCAATCGTGTCCGATATGCGCGTGCTTCATTATAAAACAATTATTTCCAATCGTTGTAATATCTTCCGTTCCTGCATCAATAGTAACTAAGCCTGTAATCATATTTCCATTTCCTATGATTACTTTCCCTATTGGTTTATCCCAATATTTTTTATGCTCTGCGGGATCGCCTATTATACAATAAGCCCCAATATAATTGTTATCGCCTATGATAACGTTATCGCCTATGATTGCCGTTGGGTGTATAAAATTTGCCATATTATTGTTTTTCAAACCATTGATATAATCGCATTACCATTTCGAACTTACAAGCACCGCACCATACTGATACGATAAAATTAGGATCTAAATATGTCCTATAAATATGCTCGTACATTTTTAAGTCATCTAATTCAAGATTTCTAATATACCCATTCTTTGCGCACTCATAGTTATTTATATTAGCCGCAAGCCATTCCCTATGCTCTTGTTTTATTTCCATAATGACCAGATTAGTTTTGTTATTATTGGTGCTAAGAATCCCGCTATAAACATTGTACTTGTAATATTCTGGATTAATTCAGGCAGGAAATAGTGTATTGGCGCAAGCCACGCAGCCAAACAACTTCCACAATTAAAGGGCTTGAAATTAATTCGCCATTTATGTTGTAGGTTATGAATCTCAATAAAAAATAATGATGCACAGATAGCAGTTATAATTGATAAAATCATTTTCTAATATTTGTTTTCATTTGTTTTTTGGTTTTATTTATAGTCCGTATTATTGACATATATGGTATGCCTGTTTTACGGCTTAGTTCTTTAGCGTTCTTTTTAAAGTCAATAGCATATAATTTTAAGATCTCTTTGTTATACCAATGTAGCCCGTCCATATTTGTTTCTAACTTCTCAAGCATACTTTTATCATAATCATCTGAAACAAAATCCTGATCTACAAACTCCGTGTAGTTTCTATAATTTTTATAAAAAGTACTTCTATCACTTTTAATCATATTGAGCATAATCCTAACTATGTAAAATTTTAACTCATTCCTTTCAAATAATCCTACTAACTTATTATCTTCCATTTCGCAAAGAACTAAAAAAACTTCTGCCTTTAAATCATAACGCAACTCCTCTGGATGCATCTTGTCAAATGCGTCGTTGACCTCTTTTGAAGTCCAATACTGCGCTAAAATTTCATTTTTGACCATTCAACTAATGCGGGTTTGCTTTCTATTTCAGTACAAATATAAACTATTCCACCACATTCGTAAATATCTTTTAATCGTTCCCTTTGTTCTGGACTTAATTTATCCCCTATTTTTTTAACTTCAATAGCTGCATAAATACCCTTATCGTTGTAACCTTGCAGATCAGCCCATCCCTTTTCTATTGTTCCTTTACGCTTTCCGTATGGAATATTGTTTACTCTATTTAACCTGAATCCCGCATATTCAAGGTTTTTTTTAGCCCATTTTGTTAGGTCGTTTGCCGATATGTCCATAGTAATTCGTAAAATTGTTTTTTAAAGGTAAGCCTATTTGTGTTATCAATCGCATCCTGTCTTGTAGGATAGCAATCAAAAAAATTAATAGTATAACAATATTTAAGGCTACCACAATAAGTATACTTAACCTGAAAAACTCTCAAAGTATTTGACAAGTGCTAATTTTTTACATTGTAATTCAATAAAATCTTCTTTTTTAATTTCCTGACTAAACTTTTTTGCGTCTAAAGGATGCATTTTATTTAATCTGTATAAGTTATCTTCCCTCACTACTCTTATTGTTTCTAATATCTGATCCTGTGTAAAAGTTAACTTCCCTTGTTTTAAAAGGATCTTAAAAACTTTGTCTGCATTAAATACCCTATTAAAATCTTGACGCTTGCCATTTAACCAATCTTCTTTTGTAAAATCCACAATTTCCTGTTCTGTTAATTGTTTTACGGGTTGTTCTGGTGGTGGCGGTATATTTTTACGAACTTGATTAGCTTTTGATTTATAAGCGTTCATTATCCCTGATATGTACTTAGGGCTAAACTTTTCATAATGCTCAATATTGCAATCAAATTTACCTTGAACTGCCATTTTAAAAGCTATGCGCATTTCTTGTATTGTAAAAAAAGGATATGTAGATCGTATATAATCCTCAATTACTTCTAATTCAATCTTATCTGGAAGTCTTGTTAATCCAATTAAAGTAAATATATATGCTAAATTCTCACGAAGCGTTACAGGACTGATAAGGTTTAACTTATCCCCTTTAAAGGCTTCTATGATAGTCAGATCTTCTTTATCTATTAACCCACTTTGCAAGGTCGTCCATTCGTTTGCGACTTGCGGCAGTTGCGTCAGTATTTTTTGAATTTCCATATTTATTTTTATTTTGTAACCAAGTATTTACTCGGCGTTTAATATCAAAAAACTTTTGGGCTTCATAGCGTAATTTACCACTTTTTGATGGTTCTGTCCAATAATCTATAAATTCCTGGTATGATTCATTTAATAAATTTTTATAAGGCTCTATATTATTTATAAATATATCTTTATTTACATTTATAGTTTCAGTTTCAGTTTCCATATGCTTATGCATATGCTTAGCACTTGCTTCGCTTATGCTATCATTTTTTACTGATTTAGCATTATTTCGCCTACTTTCTGTAAATTTTGACCTTCTTATAGATTCATTATACATTCTGTCATTTACAAAAAACCCATCTACTTGATCAAATTTTTCGTAAATCTCATTATCATATGCTTTGCATATGCTTAGCATATCCTTTTCAGTTAGCTTGCCTTTTTGATGTTGTAGGCATAGCAATCTGATATACTTTCCGACTTGTTCGTCAGTCATTGTAAATGTACCACTAAGAAAATCACTTGTGTAAAATAGCACTGCGGGATCTTTTGACATAAATTAAAAATGGATCGCAGGCTTACAGATAATGGTACTATCTGCTTGCCCTTGATCCAATATATTTGAACTGCGTTGTACCATAACGCTTTTTTATTCTTTTACAAACTTACTAAAATTTTCAATCTCTTTTTCAATTTCATCAACTTTTTCTTTATACCATTTCTCTGTAAACATTAGGTTTTCAGCCGTTTTTATGTTATAAATAACCGTTGTATGATCCCCAACCCCGATATGTTTAGCTATTTCATTAAGGGATAATTGAGTATATTTTTTAAGAATATAAGCCGCCGCCTTACGTCCAAAGATAACGCTTTGCCTTCTGTTCTTAATCTGGATGCTTGTGTCAAATACATCCTCAACTAATTCAACTAATCTATGCGGCATAATGCTTGTAGGTACAGATCCAATAGCAATATCATCTGTTATCAAATTAGCTTTTACTAATTCTTTATGAAACATCCGTAAACTTTGCAACTGATCTTTATAACATTGTACTATATTGTTATACTCCATAATTAAAATTCTAAATCATCATTAGCTAATTTTGTTTCCGTAGGCGCAACGTAATTATCTTCATAGATCTTATAATCAGGCTGCGCAGGTTTATCCTTATAAGAATTAACCCACATATTGTAGCGTTGTCCGTTGATTGAAAACTTAATAACTTCCTTGCCGTCTTTGGTAGTGTTTTTCCAAGCACCCCAATTTTCTTTTTTTACTTCTGACATTTTATATTTGGTTTATGGATTCCTCTGAATCCTGTTTAAAAAATACTGCTTTAAATTCTGAATGTTTTTCCCAATGTTTTACAAAGGTAATCAATTGATCGTATGCTTCCTTATTATACCAAGCATAGTGATATATTTTTGCTAAAAGCATCTGCCTTTCCATAGGTAAAAGATTCTGCATACCTATTTCCAAATCTTGATAAGTTTCTTGCATTTTACTTGTTTTGGTTAGCTAAAATAATTTTATAAGCCTTGTCGTATTGCTCATTTGTAGTGTAAGCACTTATCTTGATAGCCTGTTTACTTTTAAGGCTTTCATCCCAGATAGTGTTTTCTAATAGAGCAATTAGCTTCATACGTTTTTCCTCTCCAACTTCGTCCTTATGCTCATTCGTAGAATCCGCATCCTTTGTGTCATCTATTGCAAATAAGCCATTAAGGGCGTATTTTCTGGCGTATGAACTCGCTGATCCTGTAATCTGTGCTGCATCCATTCCTTTCTTTAGTTCCTCCTCGCGCGCCCAACCTTTTGAACTGATAGTATTATCTGTATCATCTAAAAGTGTTGCGGTTGCTTGAACATAAATCCTGTCCCCTACTTGTACTACCTCATCTGTAATTACTAATGCAGTTCCGTACTTAAATAAAATAGGTTTTACTGCTTCAATAATGTCCTCTGCATTTCGGTACTTATATTTACCAAATGCATTAAATTGTCCTTTTGGTGCTTTTAATTCAGCTTGAATTTTTACTAAGTTCATATTGGTTTTTTTAAGGTTTAATACATATCCCCGTACTCCTCAAATTTTTCTGTCCATTCAGACATAGGGGTAAAAGGTATTGATGGAAATGGGTTTTTAGGTTGCTGCAATAAATGTGGATAGTAAACTGCCTTAAAATCCTTTAAATTTTTACGGGCATTTTTTAACAATTCATATCTTTTTTGAGCATTTGATTTATTGCTTATGTCAAATAGCCATTCATAATAACTTACCTTATCCCTAAGGTTTGATAGTTGGTATAATGTATTCATTTTTTAATCTTTTGTTTCTAAAAATTTTTCCTCAAGTACTTGGGTAGTCGGTTTTAAAGATCCGCCCTGTGCTAACATTAAAAACTTTTCGTAGGCTTGATCTTTGTCATAGCTACCAGAATCAGATACAAAATAGCCATCCTCTTTTGTGTAAAAATAAGGATCATCAGGTTTGTTGTATTTCGTTTCCGAAACAAATTCAAATTTTTTCATAGTATTTATGCCGTATGGTTTTATTACGACAGGACAAATATACATCTTTTATCCATAATATATACACTTTATTAATTTATTTTGCAAAAAAAAACCACTTTTTATAAGTGGCAATAAATTATATATAATTATTTATTTATATATCTTCCTCAATATCAAAGATTTCAGCGTGCATTTCCCCTATTACATTCGCAATAATATCCAGAGATTGCCTTCTAATTGTTTTAATCCTATTAGCTTCCATTTTAGAAACTAAAGTCAAATCAATATCTTCTACGGCTGATATTGCATAATAGGCGCAACTAATCAAATCACTTCGCGTGGTCGTTTCGGCATCTTCCCATTCTATTTCCTCGCTTATTTCTGTTTGTTTTTCCTCTGACATTATAAATCTTTTAAAATTATTTCATCAGGTCTTTCTATTTCTTTAAACTCCATTTTATTGCCGCCACGAATCTTTGCTAAAACATTTCTAATCTCTTGTTCAATTTCGTGGACTTCCTGAAGTTTTTTAGAAAAATAATCTTCTTGTTGGCATAACGTCCATTTATTAAATCCTTTTGGCATTTTCATCTGTTTTAATTTTTATAAGTTTTTTTAAATAAATTGACAAGTCCAAAGCTTCCTCGTAAGCGTGCTGCAACCATTCTAATTCTGTAAGATCTGTTCTGTCCATCGTAGTCAAGTATTCTTTTAATCCTTTTTCCTCACGATCTATCAAATCATTTATAATATTATATAATATTTTTGACATTATTTATCAGTTTTAGAATGAAATTTATTACAAGTTTTGCACTTATATTGAATCCTGGTTAATCCTGTTGCAGTTACTACCTTATTATTCTTAATCAAATCATCTGATCCACATTCAGGGCAGCTTCCCCTATCTTCGCCAAAAATAACCCCGTAATGTGTTTTAGGCTCTATATGTGCGCTTAAAAGTTTAAAAACCTTTTCAAGCAATACCACATCTTTTTTACAATATTTAATCATTGCCTCCATAGCTACCTTATCCTTATTCAATAGAATGTTTTTCCAAAGGCTATATTCTGTCTTAATCTTTTGACCTATGCCTAAAAAATCCGCTATATAATTAAGCCTATTTGAATTAAATCTAAACTTCTGCCTGGCTACCTTTAAAGTATCAATAGTTGTATATTTTGGGAACATTTGGATATTGTGAAACAGGCACCTTGTCCTGATCCAAGCCAAGTCGAATTTATCCCCGTTATGTCCGACCATTTCATTAGCCACATTTGCAACCTCAATAAATTGCTCAAGCATACGTTTGTCATTCTGCTTCGTATCCCATTGTAAAGCATAAACTTCCTTTTCATCTTCCCACTTATAACAAATACAAATAATTGCACGTTCTTGAATTATGTTTGAATAATCTATGTTTTTTTTATATCCTGCCTCCCAAAATAAGCCGATGTTAGGACTTGTCTCAATGTCAAAGAAAAGCCTTCTGCGTTTTGTTTTTAGCATTATATTTGTTTGTATTGTGTAATTCCGTTTATTTTAGTTGCTTTTAAAATCTGCCTTCTGAGTCTATCTGAATAAGAAACGTGTACCCAAAATGGGTTTAATATATTGCCAAATTCCCAGATCAATTGATCAAAGGGAAGTTTATTTTTTATAAAGTTAAAAACATCTGCATTGGTAACTCCATAGTTAGTATCATCCATATCAATATCAATAGCTTGCCCCAATGAATGCTGCGACGTATTAGCACCCCCTATTATGGCATTTAATTCCTTTGACCTATATCCGCTTGAAATTAAAATCGGGCATCTAAAATTGTATCTAATAGGCTCAAAAATATTTTCTGCTAATAGTTTTAAATTAGCAATATGTTCAGGTGGCGGCATATTAGCAATGCCATTACGCTTTGCTGATTCGCTACGAATCAACTCCGCTAATGTCAAATGTTCCGAGATTTGCATTTTATTTATATTTACATTTATCAAAATGCCATTGTTTCATTGCGCCTCCTCTACCTTCTAATTTGCAATGTGGACATATTAATTTAGCTTTTTTAACACCTATTCTTGATAACCTCATTTTTTCTTTTGTTTCTTTAGAATGTTTTTTTCCAATTCTATATGCTCCAACATTTCTGCTTTTGCTTGCAATACTCATTCTATTCCTGGTTTGTTCTGATATTGGCTTTTTATTTTTTTGAGCAATACTCATTTTATTTTTAGCTTCATCAGTAAATTTTAAACCATAAACACCTTCGCCACCATCAGTTAAATTAGATAAAATTCCTGTATTTAAGTCTTTTCTGCCGTATAAATTAATAAACTCTTTTTCTTTAATACAGGCTTGATCCCAAGTTATATTATCTAAAAGTATTTCAACTTCATAATCAGATTTTGTAACTATCTTATTCCAAATATTATTTCTTTTTTGTATGCAATATGCTCTACTATAATCAGAATCAGAGCCTATGCCAATATAAAAAGGCTCATTTTTATCTAATCTAATATGTCTATAAACGTACGGCATACATATAAAATAATCGTTTAATTAATATGAATCCAATTAAAATGCCTAATAAGCCCCAAAATCGAAGCCTCCACTTTTTGCTTGTCTTTATACTATCCTGCAAAGAAGTCTTGTAAAAACGCACAGAATCAATCATTATGCCTAATCTTCTTGTATCTACAATATATCCTGTATGTATTTGATTAACCTTAATAGTCTTTACTATCGTTTTAGCAGCCTCTTTTATGGTAATGTACTCGATCCCATTAATATTGATTGTATCTGTTTTGTAGTTAGTAATCGTATCAACAAGTAAGGTAGTATCATTCTTTGTAATTATGGTTGTATCATTCGCGCAAGGTCTTGTTTTTTCTAATTCCCTAAAAACCCTTTCGCTACTTTCTACATTATTTAAAACCTTACGTTCTGCCTTCATTACAGGATTGCAGGCTGAAATAAGTAAAAGCAACAATATTAAATATATTGCAAAGATCTTAATTTTATTTCCCATAACGCTTGTCATTAGGATTCAGATAGTTTATTATTATAGGCAAAATTGATATAACTCCTGCACTAATGCATTCCTCTAATGTTATTAAATAAATATTTCCTTTAGCAATAATCATAGTAAGGACTGCTGAAACGAATACTTTTACCCAACTTCCGTAAATGGTATTTAAAAACTTCATCATTTTTTTACTCTTTTAGTGGCGTTGTAATAGTAACGGATCGCCATAATACCAGAAAAGATAGCGACCAAACCCGCTATTAATGTAACGAATGGTTGTACTTGGGTTATCGTAATTGTAGCCGCAGTCATAGAAACGGCGGTATTCGCAAGGGCTTGGCTGCTATCTTGTGTCATTTAGTCTTCTGTTAATTCTGTTTGCGGATTCTGTTCAGCATTTAATTTACCTAAGAACTGCAATAATGGTAAGCCATAAGCAGTCGGGATAGTGTTGATAAATTGCTCTAATTCTTTTACTTGTTGTTCGTTTAATGTAATCATAGTTTTATTTTAAAATTAATAATATAAGTAAAATTAATACTTTAATCAATACCGAAGTATATTCAGGTTTTATTTTTATAAATTCAGCTACCTTTCTAATAAATCTATCTGTATCTGCAGTTTTACCAACATAAAATGCAGGTCTTTTTAAGACGATAATATTGCAAAGAATGTCAAAGCCAAACCAAAACAAAGTCGCAAAAAATACCATTGAAAAGAATCCATAAAGCGACCAAACCAAAACATAAACTGATAAATGGTTTACACCCTTCCAAATATGCCATTTTTTATTGTGTTTGTAGGCATTATACGAATCGGTTGCATAAAGGTCACGTTCTAAAAATTGGTGATTTTGATATAAAACCCAACTAATTAAGTGAATTAAAAATACTATGGTTAAAAATATTGTCATTATTTATTTATTAATGTTCTTAATTCTTCTATTTGTGCTTGTTGTTCTTCTATTTTTGTCATACACTCTTGTAATACTTTAATAGTAGCGTGATGTAAGTCAGAAGTATAAATTGCTTTTCTTTCAACTTGTTCATCTTCTAAAGTCCACATATCTGTATCAACAAACTCTGGTGCTACTGATTCTACTTGTTGAGCAATTACACCTATATTAAAATCATCGTGCGTTTGGTCTTTATATTTAAATTTAACAATTTCAATAGCCTTAAACTTATCCCAATATGATTCTAAAGGTATAATATCCTTTTTAGTTCTTTCGTCAGAAAGGTTTACATTGTTTGCTTGATAGTTTTCAATACCTCCATTTGAACGAACTTCAAATCTTAGTGCAGTTGAATCATCTGCATATATAAATGAATTCGTACCGTTATTTGGAGATGCATTAGGATATTGCAATCTAATCCCGTATGGCGAAGCGGATGTGTTTGAAATATATACAGTCCATTCATCGGATGCATTACTTCTAAGTTCGTGATAACCAATGCTTGCGTTATTATAAATTCCAGTATTACTTGCTTTTAAGAACCCCCCCGATGTGATTCTCATTCGTTCGGTATTGTTAGTACGAATTACCAAAGGATGGTTGCTTAATGAACCTACAATAGATACACTATTTGTATTATCTGCTGTTAATTGTGTTGTTATTGTTCCATTACTTACATATAATTGTGGGTCACCTCCAGCCGATTGAAAATTTGCTAATAAAGGTGCGCCACTTGATGCAGTACTTCTAACATCTAATTTATACCCAGCATCTGTACTCGTTCCGATTCCAACGTTTTGTCCAGAAGTAATTGTCATTGCTGGAGTAGCTGGCATTACTGCATTAAATTGTCTTGTGTTAAAGTGTAAGTTTAAACCCCAATCTGCAACCGCAGTTGTATTTATTAAAGCCGAAATTAAATCAGCACTTGCGTGTTTAAATGCAAATCCAGCATTTCTTACATCTCCAGTACCATCAGTTGCAGCAGTAGAACTACTTAAAATTGATGCATTTCCACCATTAACTTGAAATTTAGTATAAGGCGAAGTCGTTCCGATTCCAACTTTATTATTTGTACTATCAACAAATAAAGTATCTGTATCAATAGTCAAATTGCCACTAAACGTACCTGTTGTTGCACTTAAACCACCTACTAATTGTAAAGCACCCGCACTTGTTAAGCTCATTTTAGTACCACCATTACTCCATACTACTCCACCTGAGCCATAAAGAAAACCTAAAGGTGTACCGCCACCTGAATATGTAGTATAATAGTTTGCAGCTACACCACCTTCTACATTAGAAACACCAATACCATTTTCCGAAATTATATCACCTGCAACTTTTAAACCTGCCGTTGGTGGCGATGTAGCACCCCCAATAGCAACATTGCTACTAAAATTTGCACTTGTACCTGTTAAAGCACCTGTGAATCTACCTGTTCCTACAAAATCATTATTAAATGTACTACCACCAAAAGTAGCTACACCTGCACCTCCATTTGCTTCAATGTGTACTACACCAGTTGCATTGTAATTAGCTAAAGTAACTCTATCAGATGTCCAATATAAAGCACCACTACCTGCGGTCATTCCTGACAATCTATATGCAGATGCTTGCATAGTACTTGAGAAAACTGCACTTGTTCCGTTTAATGTACCTGTTAAAGTTCCACCTGCTAAAGGTAAATATGTACTTGCTGCTGAACTTGTTGTTAAGTATGTGCTTGAATCAACCGAACCATCTGCTTTAAGAAATTGACTTGAAGTTCCTCCTTTTTTTACGAAAGAATAAGCATAAACATTTCTAAAATTGAAACCACCCGAAATGCCTATATCATAAACATTATCTCCATTGGGTTGAACATTATTTACTGCTAAGTCTCTTAAAAGTATATCAAATGAACCCATATTTAAATTAGCCGTTGCACCTGTATAAGGTACATAAGTTGAAGCTGCAGAACTTGTTGTTAAGTATGTACTATTATCATAGCTTATAGTTGTTCCGCTAATCTTTACAAATCCTGTTCCACTTAAAGCAGGTTGTTTTCCGTTAAACGTACTCCAATCCGTTGAACTTAACTTACCTGTATTTGTAGCCGAAGCCACAGGTATATTAAAAGTATGAGTAGCCGTTGAACTTGAGATGTTAAAGTCAGTTCCGCTTGTTCCTGTCGCTAAAAATTGTACTTGTCTTGTTAAGTTATTTAACGAAGTCAAGCCCTTAGAAAAGGTTGTAATTACTTGACATAAATGATTGTTCTCTGTATGTAAAGTAACTACTTTTGTATCTACGTTTACATAGATTCTAATTGCTATTCTATCTGTTATTGCTAAAGTAGTTTGAGTAACAGGGATAGCAAAATAATAAGGACTTAATGTAGTTCCGTTTGTTAAATACTCTGGAACGCTTTGGCTACTTCCTATTAATGTAAAAGTTGAGCCATCATATTTATAAACCTCTGCATATACATAAGGATTGTGATTATTAGAATTCACACTAAAATATAACTCACAATTAAAGTTTCCCGCAGGTACTTCTAATAAAGAAGGATCATTTGCGTCTGTTAAGAAACTTGCCACATATCCATTAGCTGAAATAGTAATATCAGTTCCCGCACCTGCAATTGGATCTTTACTTAATTCTCTATAATCAACACCTCCAATAGTACCTTGACTTACACTTGAATTCAAATAATAAGATACCGAACTTCCCCCGCCTGTTGATGTAGGAAAATCTGCCAATGCACCATCCCCTCTAACATATTGAGTAGCTGCTCCTGCAAATCCTATATTAATCGTTCCCGCACTTGTTATTGGACTGCCTGTTATTGTTAAAGCGTTGCCTGTTTCTGTAATACCTACGCTTGTAACCGTTCCAACTGTAGAAAATAAATTAGCTATCTGTAATAACGTAATCTTTTTACTTACTCCTGTAATCGGATCGCCTATAATTGTTAAATCAGAAGTTTGAGGCGAAACATTTGTCGCTAATTGGTTAATTTTTTTAGATTCCATTAATAAGTATAATTTGTAGGCACTTGGCACCTGTTGTTTATAAATGGTAAATTCAAAGTAATATCACACTTGACACCTGCT